CCCGCGTTTGCAAGGCTCATGTATTGCTGAAGGTCGGGGTAATCGAGAAGCTTTAGGCCATTAGCTTTATCAATGAAGCCCGCTTGAATGAGTTCTTGAACATCGGACAATCTTCCCGCAGGAGTCTGAGACAAGAAAGAGGTGGGGAAAATCTGCATTACGTACTGATCTTCCTGAAGGTCAATGTCAGCCCACTTGATTTGCTCCATGAACTTCTTGCCCTTAACGGTCACGGCGAAGTCTTTGTCTTCCTCGTAAAGTTCTTTGGTTAAATCAATGATTTGTTTTGCGCAGTTGATATAGAAATCCTCATACGCCTGGCCCATAAGGATAAAGCGCTCTGACTCAATATCGTTATACTCACGAAGGGCTTTGCCGGAATCTAGTCCACTGGGCTTCTTAGACTGCGCGGAGAGTTGAGACACCCCGGCAATTTCAAAAGACTTCCGGTAAAGGCTCTCAATCTGTTCCAGGATTTGGATAGATACAGGGTTAGGGGCGAAATAATCGGGCTTTACACCGGTATATTTCGTGATTCTCCCAAGCTCATTATTGATGTGAGCCGAGACAATCTTGCTTCCGTGCTCCACTAACCATGCGGGTGTGATGAGATGGAAAAGAGTTTGGGCGGTGCGAAGGAGTTTATTGATTTCGATTTGGATGCCGGTCAATTGCTCGGCAAGCCCTTGACCCCAATACCCTAAGATCCTTTGATTGAAGCGAATCGTGGGGAACGGGAAGTAATTCTTCTTATACTGTTCGGAGAAAAGCGTAGCTCCTTCGATAACAATGGCGTGCTCTCCATCCATTGCCTTTGAAGAGCTAGGAAGATGCCATGCCTCTAGGACGATGATCGAAGTAGACAGAGAAGAATGCTGAGCGGTCAAAGCAGTGGGACGTGGCGCTTCCATGATTTCGGTTTTGAATGAAGGATAAGCTTCAACCAATACTTCCCGAGGAATAAACTTTACCTGGTACTGACAACGGGGGTCGCCATACATGGCCTCGGAGTTATCTACTTTGATTTCATCAATAAAGATTCGGTCAGCGCAAATCTTCTTATTATCCCAATCGATGTAGAGCTTTACGGCTCCGGTTCCGAACACGGTGGAATCCTGAAAAGACCTTACGCCTTTTTTGTATAGATCCAAGGCATCAAACTGCCCTTGAATATACTTATCCAGTAGCTTAGCCCGTTTCTGCATCGTCCAATCGCCACCCGAGGTCAGGAAGGTGGGCTTTGGTTTATTCTTTGCAATCTTCTGAGTAATGGTATCGCAGCAGCTTTGAACCACGTTCAATGTCACACGATCATACGGAGCGTTTATCGTTTGGTTCTGAGAGTACGTATGCGAACTAAGGCCGAGAACATTAAGATTGCCATAAAGACGAAGGTGTCTAAGGTTGTTTTGCTGCACGTATGCTTGGTTTTGATCGAGGTATCGAATGATGCCGAATAGTGTTTCGTGCAGTTTATCATTCGACTCTTTCCACCAATATGTTCTTAAAGCTTCATTCTGCATTTATGCCCCCGACGACCAAAACAGGACTTCTTCGTCTTGTTTCTTTTGTTCTTCTTCTGAAAGCTGCGCGGGACGATCAACCCTGATTTCATCGGGAGTCACCGGCTTACGTTTAAAATATTTTACAGGCTGAAACTCAACCTTGATTCCATCTATCTCAATGCTTTTGATGTTTTGCTTTCTCATCAATGAAAGGAAGGCGGAGAATTCTTTGCTTTGTTCTAGGATTTCAAGCCATCGATTACTTTGGGTTATGCTTTTGCTCATTGGGTTTTATGGTAAGGTTTGCCGGTTTTTTTGCAAGGCTAAACGGCTTCCCACCACTCCTTTTTGTTCTTATTGTTAAACTCGTTTTCTTGTTCTTCCAGGATTTTCTTCTCTTCTCGCTCGGCCCATTCTTTGGTTCCGTACTTCCATTTGTTTTCGATTCTTTCGGTAAGGATGGGGCGGCTCATGAGGCTATAGCGCAGCATATCATAGGGATCGTCACCGGTATTTATATCCCCCTCTTCCGCGTCTACTTTTAAAACGTCTTCGATTTTATCCGGGTTGTGGATCATGCGCGAAACACACTCGAAGGTAACCGCGCAGGTATCAAAGAAGAATAGCTTGGGTTTGTTATTGGGGCGGCCTTCCCACGCTAAGTAATTCCGAAGCTGAGATGCACCATTGATTCGGTCGATCACTGCGGGTTTCATGCGAATGCCGTGTTTTGAGAATTCTTCCGCGATAGTTGGGGGGTCGCCTTGGTCTTTGTTAATGGTAGAGCTTCGCTTAGCCCAGCAATCATGCCCCGCCACGATAGGGTAAAGCTTTTCGGTGTCCGGGAACTTGTTTAACTCCTCGGCAAACTGATCGACCCGCTTACCTGCTGCAATAAATTCCCTATACATGTACACGTTGCCGTCTTCGTCGGTAGCATACCAACCAAACGCTGCGGGGTGGCTAAAGCCATAGTCGTATCCCCCGAACCTGTTCCAGTGAGGAGGGATATCAAAGGGCTTGATAAGATGAATATCCCGGCGAAGCTCGGAGAAGTATTGCCCAGCCATTAGATCCCAATCACCGTAGCGATAGGCCCTTCGCAAGACTTCGCTCTTCTCCGCCTCAAGGCGGTAAACATACTCGGGGTCGTTATCAATCAGGGCTTTGTTATCGTCTACTAGGGATTGAATGAAGGCGTAATCATCGGGCCTTTCCCTTGAATCAAACTTTCGATCAATAAAGATTCGCTTGAGCCATTGGTGCCCGATGCCGCCGGGGTTTGCTGTGAGGTAAGTTCTCGGCTTTACTCCTGGGATGCTTGAGCGGTTGGAGCCCCGAAGCTTTGTAAACATTGATTCAGTCCACTGGCCAACCTCATCGATTGCCAAATCCTGAAACTCTCTTCCTTGGTAATTGTCTAAGTCCTTTTCGTTTCTTGCATAACAGAATTCAAGGGTGGAACCATTTGGAAGGGTCAGGATCTTTTTACTCTCGTTGTAATACTGGCTTAGCTGAGGGAATAGACTAAGCATCGGTCTAATGTGGTTACCGTAAAGCTCTGGATAGGTTTTCCTAAAGATGGCTCCAGCGGTTTTGGAATATTTAAACCGCCTAAGCAGCCAGAAGACCATTGCAGCCCTAACTTTAGAAAACGCGGCGCTTAGGGAGGCGCTGGAGAGGGCCATAGAAACCATAAACGAAGTACAATCGCGCATAGCGCTTTACCAGAACAACTCTAGCCCCGCGTTTGGGCCGGTTAAGGCGGCATGGAACATTAATGCCCAGTTTCTTTCCGACAATTTCGCAATGCAGTCCGAGTTTCTTGCCCGAGACGCTTTAGGCAAGGGGGATAAGTGAAAAAGGAAGAATGGCTTAAGAGATATAAATCACGCCAAAACAATGCGATAGCCCGACGATCATGGGAGGCCGCCGAATGGGACGTTTACGACTTCGTGAATCTCCGCTGGCACTCGGGCGCTAAGTTCGAGAAGGTTCTCGATGAGCTACTTGAGCGCGCAGGGAAAAATAAAAGGGTTATCAAATGAAATACTGGATACTGGGCCTTTTCCTGGCGGGATGCGTCCTGTTTTCTCTCTACATGTTCTTAGATGAAAGAAAGCGTTCGGCGGACTCCGGGCCCATGCCCATCGGCGTTCTCGCCCTTATGCTTTGGGCTATTGCCGGCGCTCTACTCGCTTGGCGGTTATTGGTTTTACTTTGGGGTGCTTTATGAAGTCTGCGCAGGAGTTGGCGGAAGAGTACCTTGGCAAAGACTTCCCCGAAGCATTTGGCAGCAACGCTTGGATGCTTTCTAAGCACGCTTACATTGTTGGGTATGAGGCGGGCCGCGCATCCCTTGAGGAAGAAACCGCCGCGCTGAGGGAGGCCCTGGAGTTTTACGCTAACCCCGTAAACTGGAGCAGGATGGGCGCTGGCGCATACGCGGATATCGGTGCCGTTGCTCGCGACACTCTCTCCAAGTATGCGCGGAAGGAAAAAGAATGAAGTTTTGCGTGGCTTGTGGTGGGCCGGGAACCGATCGCCATCACATTAAGACCCGTGGAAACGGGGGGCCGGATGATGATTGGCATTGCGTTTTTTTATGCCGCTCGCACCATGTATAGCTACATCATCGAGGGCAGGTGCGCCTCTACAAAGCAAACGTAAGATTCGCGGGAGCCTTAAAAGAAAAGGGATGGTTTTTGGACGAACGTAAAAAACTCTGGAACAATAGGCTAAATAAAGCATGAGAATAGAAATGAAAATCCCGATTCTTGCGGTGGCCAAAGCAAGGGCCAGGATAACTAGATCGGGGCACGCTTACACTCCCCAGAAAACCAAAGAGTATGAAAAAGAATTACAGTGGTATTTTACGGCTGGCAGGTTCCAAATGCTTCCCGTGATGCCTACCCTTTTAGATGTGATCGTCTACCTTCCAAGGCCAAAGAAAAAACCTAAATTCTACTATCCAATCACAAAACCAGACTGTGACAACTTACTCAAAGCAATTTGTGATGCAGGAAACGGGTTTCTTTGGAAAGATGATAACCAACTTGTAGATACCAGAATCAGAAAAAGGTTTGCTGAAGATGGCCCGCAGGTTCACATCATCGCCCAAACTATCGAGGCAACACTATGACACCGGGAACAAAAGTGATTTACAAAATCAGCTCACGGCCAGCCACCGAAACCCGCACCGCAGAGCAAAGACATATACCTGGAACCATAGTCAGCATTCATGGAAAGAAGGCACGCATTGAAGTTAGGAAGGGTTTCGCCACGGCGGTGATATCTGTAGATTTATCCAAACTCGAGGCAGTCAATGAAGGAAGTTAGTTTTCAAATATTAGGCTTATTAGTCGGGCACACAAAGCAACGTCCCGGCGCGTATTCTAAAATCATGCAGGTAAGCGAATACAATTATAATCGCGACCTAGCCAAGCAGATTGAAGTAGTTTGCAGAAATATGCCCGCGCTTAAATTAAAAGCCGTAGTGGAAACTAGGGACCCACTGGAAGGTAAGTACGGGGATAATCTAGAGGGCGCTTTTAAAAAACTCGTATCCCTAAACCCCATCTGCATTATTGAGCTGCACTTTAATTCTTTTAATGGGTATGCCACGGGGTCGGAGGTTTTGTTTTCCGACAATTACGACAAGGATGGAATCAGAGAACTTGCTTTAGCCCAAATGCTGGCCAAAAACATGGCTTCCATTTTAGAAATCCCCAGCAGGGGGGTAAAAGAAATATGCAATGAGGGGGAGAGGGGATTTCATAACTTGGCCAAAACCACAGATATCCCTTCAGTGCTTATAGAGCCGGGCTTCGGGGATCACCCTGCGGATGGAAAAGCTCTAATAGAAAAAATGCCTCAATTGGCGAACACAATCGCCAGCACGGTAGCTGAATGGCATAGAAAGACCGGGGTTTAAATGAATAGTCCAGAAGAATTAGCAGAAAAAGCCGCCCTGAATGTAGAGCACAAGGGCTCATATGAAGAGAGAAAAGAAGAGTATAAAAAGCTGTTCCTGGCGGGTTATCAGGCGGGCGTAAAAAATGCTTTGTCACAAAAACTACCCAATAATTGTGACGAAACTGAAGATGAGTGGGAGGCGGTTAAAGATTCATACCGAGGGTAAAGCTTTACACTGTAGCGTGCAAGGTTTAAACCAACCGTTTCCCTCTTCCCCCACGCCACGGCTATAATGTATTCATGCGTGGTGACTACGATGAGCTATGTGGCAAAACAAAGGCCGAGGTCGCCGCTAAAAAGCGGAAACGTAAACACAAGCTTTTAAAAAAGGGCCGCATACATCACACTTGAGTAATGGCCAAGGATGGACCAAAAATCCTCATTTTAGATATTGAGTGTGCGCCCCTCCTTTCCTATACATGGGGCATTTGGGACCAAAACGTGGGCCTCAATCAAATCGCTAAAGAATGGTCCATCATATCCTGGGCCGCCAAGTGGATGGACGAAGATAAGATTTATTACGCCGATCAGCGTGGTTCCAAGGATATCGAAGACGATAAAGAGATATTGATAAAGCTCTGGGATCTTATGGACGAAGCCCAGGTTATCTGTGGCCACAACGTTAAAAGATTCGATATAAAAAAGATAAACGCCAAATTCATTAAACATGGTCTGCGCCCCACAAACGAAACACAAGTTTTAGACACCCTCACCATGGCGAAGAGTAACTTTGCTTTCACAAGTAATAAGCTTAGCTATATAGCCGAATACCTAGGGGTGGCGAAAAAGGGGGAGCATAAAGACTTCCCCGGATTTGAACTTTGGCGTGAATGCATGAGGGGAAACCCTAAAGCGTGGCGGGAGTTAAAAAAATATAACGTCCAGGATGTTCATGTAACTGAAGCGGTCTATAAAAAGCTTCGACCATTTTGCAAGACCCTAAACCACGCCATCTACCTAGACCCAGAAGAACCATTGGTTTGCGAGTGTGGATCAGACAGACTTCACTCAAACGGATTTAGAATAAACAATGCGGGGAAGTATAAGAGGCTTCGCTGCCTAGAGTGTGGGAAAAACTATAAACAAAAACAAAACCAAATCCCCCACGCGCAGAGAAAAGGTTTTGTTTCCAAGGCCTAGTCGCAGTGATCCTCAGCTAAAACTTTTACGTTAGAAATCCATTTTTCGGACTTGGCATAGTCTTTGGCGCTAATAGCTTGGGCCTTGTCCATTCTAGGATCGGTGCCGGGAATCTTTACCCGTGCATCTGTCTTGGTATTTACACAGTAGAATGCCTGGAACTTAACAGACCAAGCGCACTGATTGATTGCCGGTGCCTCGGGAATCCAGGCAAACTTCCCGCAGGATACTAGGCTAACGCTTAAGGCGAGCAATACGAGCTTGTGCTTCAAAGATAGCCTCCTCTGTTTCGGCGTTAGATAGATCCTCAAGGGCTTTATCCAGTTCCGTTTGCTTTTCTAGTTCTTCTTTTTTGCGCTGATCGGCCTGCCACTGCTGGAAGTATTTGAACAAATCCAGCAGGGATTTTAGAACGGAAAAGATATTCCCGATGGCCGCGAACATTACGCGCCCTTGATGGCGGCGAGAAGTTCAGGCATTACTTGCGCGAGTTCTAGAACCTCGGCAAAGCTGATATCTTTTACTTCAGCGGGAACCTTGTCGATTCCTTCGATAGCAGCCATTACTTTAGCCTTAAAGTCAGCATCGCCCACGAACTTCTGACCCAGGGCCAGGGCATCGTCAAGCTGAGCACCGTCTTTCAAGCGTGCTGCTACAAATACACCCAGGGCCATTGCTCCAATAAGAGCTTCTTTCGTTTCCTTGATTCCCACTACTTCAGCCATAAGACCTCCTTGTTGTTTTTATCTGATCAAAAACCTTTTCCTTCTGCATACCCTTGAAGCGTTCCGGTTCCCGATGTTCTAGTATAAACCACACGGGCAAAAAGATAACCCGCATTAGCATCCGTTACCTGCGCGGCTCCGGTGTTTCCGCTAACCGCTACGGTAGACCCCACGTTAAACCAGTTAACCCCGGAAACAGACCCTTGAAGCTGAAGCGTGCCCACAGGGGTTGCACCAGACCAAGCAAGTTCAATGCAAACGATGGGCGTGTGCTGAACGGTAAAAGACGTGCTTGTGATACTAGCAGTGCTCATATCCCCGTCAGTGATAACCCTCAGACCTTGAGGCCCGGCGCTTACTTTGTTTCTTTTGTCTTCGTTTAAAAGCCTCATTTGTTCCCCTTCTTATAAAACGTCAATCGCGCCC